CAGTCCTTGCCGCTTCGACACAGATTTGTCCAACGACTTCAGCGTCGGATTTCGAGGTTTCAATCTGTATCTCATCGTGTACCCATGCAACAAGTCTATAAGGTATCTTGCGCCTCCGCAGCGTTTTCCTGACTTCGATGAGCCACTGCTTGGAGACAATAGCTCCTGCACCTTGTAGGAGTGTATTGACCGCCGAATGTGCGGAGCGTATATTAAGTCGCCTACCGTCAAGACCCGGAATCGTCCCTTTAGCAGACATCCTTTCAATCTTGTCACGAAGACTTTTGAGTTTTGGCATCGCTTTGAGATACCGATTAATAACTGCTTGTCCTTCTTGCGCTGAACAATTAAGAATCTGACCAATCTTTGCGCCACCTGCCCCGTAAAGAAATGCGAATCCAAAACGCTTTGCTTCTGCTCTAGTGGAAAGACCAGCCGCTTGCCTGTTTTTTTCATGGATGTCTCCTGATAATAATGTATTGGTGTAGTCTTCATCGTGCATATAATGAGCAAGGCAGCGCAGCTCAAGCTGTGCTAAGTCAACACCTACTAACGCATTGCCTTCGTCAACTGTCCACAGCGAACGACACTCCTTGCCATACACTGCGTCCATGTTTGGCACTTGCGCCATATTAGGCGACATATGCGTTGCACGTCCGCTAATAGCGCCGTTAGTGATGACACGACCATGAACCCTACTGTCTGCACCTACTGCGTCTAGCCACGATGTAATCTGTGCTATCCGCTTTTGTAGCATCATGTACTCTGCGAGGGCTTTCGCTTCCGGGTAGTCGAGACTGGCGAGGACTTCTTCGTCGACGATGACGCTACCTTTTTCGGTACGCTTTTTGGGTTTCCAACCCTTTTCTTGAAGTCTTTTAGCAATTTGCTGTCTGCTGCCGGGGTTGAACGGCGTGACGATGTCGTTGAGCGGCTTACCACTTGTGCCATGTGTTCTGCCACTGATGACGACTGGCGGAAAGAGGGTTTCCATTTCAACTTGAATAATATCCAACTTAGTTTTAAGTTCAGATAATAGTTGTATAGCTTTAGACATATCCAATTTGAAACCGTTTCGCTCTTGTTCAGCAATGATAATTGCGACTTGGTGTTCGAGCGTAATACTTTCTTTTGAGAAACCATTTTCCATCTCCTGAGTTAAATGTTTATAAAGCTCTGCTGTTACTTTTGTATCTTGTGTGCAATACCACAACAACGCTGACATAACAGGTTTGTCAAACGCTAAATTACTTTGGTCAACTTTTTTACCGTTTTCATCTTCACCAATTAAAGGCTTTCCTGTAAGCCAAGACCATATCTTTTTATAAGGTGCTTTGTAGTGTCCTAAACGATTGCCCCAAGCCTCTAGCGAGTGTCCATCTTCTAGGCTAGGATTGTACAGCCTAGACAATACCAGCGTATCTACTAACTGTGACTTTTTGACAGTAATTCCCCAAACCTTCTTTAGTACAGGGAAATCAAAGAAGATACCGTTGTGGGTAACAACGCTGTCGCAGTTGTTGATAAAGTCTTGCAGTGAAGCTGGTTGCACAAACGTAGATACAACATCCTTGTCAATGTCACGACACACAACACACCAGATTTTATCGTGGGTGCTGTTGGTCTCGATGTCAAGGACTATGCGCATACGTTAATCATTTTAACCAAACTTTGCAGATTAAGCAAATACAATCGTGAAGTGTTGTTATCGCCACCACTCACAATCCTTGGCATTGTCTGAACAATATAATTCCTGAGTATTTTAGTCGGGATTACCAAAGTCATCACAATGTCATTACCTAGAGCAAGGTTATGAAACCAGTATTCTGCCTCGGTAGTAGCGATGCCGCTAGGCTTACCACGACTCTCAAACTCAATGACGATGTTGCCGGTGGACTTCCACTTCTCTCGCTCAGTCTTTACTTCTATCTTGCTGTGCTGCAACATATCGGCAACCTTCTTCTCAAACACTTGTCCGTACTGTAAGTCAAGGTCGAATCGTTTGTCGTTGTTCATAAGCATAATTTTATCAATCCTCCGAAGTACATTGCTACTGCCACAAACTCAACGGTGAACAAGGCATAGTCCTTCTGCTGCACTCCTGACCAAGCCCATAACCCGCTACCAATCAAACCAAACCACAGGTTCAATGGAAAGATGTTTAAACTGGTCAAGCCAATGCCAATCAGACAGAGGATAGTCCCAGTCCACTTCATTTCTTCTTAACTACTTTCTTTTTAATGACTAACGGTTCTTCAACGACAGTAACTGTTTCTTCTCTAACGGTTTCAAACATTGCTTCAAACAACTCTTGAAGTTCTGGCTCTAGCGCAGTCCATGTTGAGCCGTCGTTAAAGTGAACGGTGCGGTCAATGATGTACGTCACATTGTTTAGGTTCACCACTCGATTACCAATTCGTACAATAGGTTTATTCATTTGTTTCAATCCTTTTCAGTTCGTGTTCAATCATCTTCTGTGCGTTGCTGAGTGCCTTAATCAGTTGATTGCAGTCTTCAACGTGATAGTGTGCAACCACATCAGTGCCTAACACCTTGTAGGCTTCTAGCGTATCTCTAATCAGCTGCTTGAGTGTAGTTGTGAATTGCACTGCTTCATCGGCATCACCGAAGAAGAAACCGTAATCCACTGAACCGTTCTCAGCAATCCATACAAAGCCGTCTACTTTTACATTCTTACTCATCATTCATTCCTATGATATACATGATTAGGGTTCTTCAACATTGATTTAATAAGTTCATCCATATTAAAGAACCATTGAATAAACATTCTTCCATCGGGTTCATAGATGGTAAAACTCATTTACCCTCCGCAATAAACTTGTCCACAGCGACATCAATCTCATCGCCAATCATCCAGCGCCACTCCGACATATCGCCATTACAGGCTATAACCGACGGTGCGACAATCTTAGGGTCAATATCCCACGACGCACTCTTGAGCCACCTGTAACGCTCTGCATCAGCATAGACAGCACGATTGTCTTGAATACGACCAAAGACATCCCGATTAAGGGTGCGCAGCCTGTCAATCTCTAAGCACAGTGCATTTATGTAGTTACGAGTAACAGAGTATTCATCTGTCTTGGCATACTGCCTTGCTTTTTCTACTAAGTCGTTGTTCATAGTGTGTCCTTAATTTCTAACATTCGTCCAGTTTTGCCATTATACAGCAATGCGCCACAGTTGCCAGTGTAACCGCTAAATCGGTTCTTGAGAACCCGCACAGATGTGGTATTACGCTCAATCATATCTTGTGCTTGACCATTACGCTCTAAACCAATCACAATGTCAGATAGTTGTGCAATCGCTCCTGAGCCACGCAGTTGCGCCAGCGATGTTGCCGCCCCTTCCTCATGTCCTTTGCTTTCCGGGCGCTTGAGGTGACTAACACAGATAAGACTGATTCCTGTTTCCTGTACCAGCATCCGCAACTTAGTCATTATGGAGTCCAGTGCTTTACGTTCATCACCCACATCACCGCCGCTAACGATAATGCTAAGGTGGTCAAGAAACACGTAACCACAGCCAAGACCTTTTGCCATGTAGCGCACTCGATTGACAATATTCTCCAAAGAAGTGCTACCAAAATGGTCAAACAAATAAATACGGTCACTTCCCAAAGTTCTATCAAAAGCATCTTTCAGTTCCTCCGGTGTTACTTCAACATCAGGTAAATGGATTGGTTTGTTTACTGCTAACGACATCAAAGACCGAGCTGTTTTTCGTACACCTTCTTCAAGAAACATAAGTCCAATGTTGTCATTGGTTTTGCACAGGATGTGCCATACAATTTCTCTAAGAAACTGAGACTTACCAAGTCCGCTTCCGGCTGTGACCATGACCAGCTCACCTTTCCTGATTCCGTAGGTGAGTTTATTGAGTTCTTCGTATGGATAATCACAATCAGCTTTCTCGATAGGAGCTGAGACCATATCCCAGAGGGTGTTACCTTGAATAATTCCATCAGGGACATAAGCCTCAGCACCCCACCAACAATCAATAAATTCCTTACCAGAGCCATTCGCCAAATAATCACACGCATCTTTGTATCCTTTCTTATGTTTCATTACCTTGACTTTGCCACCGAACAATTCAGCGACAGCCTGTGATGCCTTCTGTCCTGCTTCGTCAGCATCAAACGCTATAACGATGTTCTCGAATGAGTCAATCCATTCATACTGTGCTTTGCAGTCCTTTAAAGCGGCTGCTGCGCCGTTTCTAACGCTAACGCAAGGATACTTACTACCTTGCATCTGATACGCCGCCATAGCGTCCAGTTCACCTTCACAGACAGTCAAGTAGCGACCTGCTTTAGCAAAGAGTTGTTGTCCGAACAGCGTAGCGCCATTAAAGTCACCCGCAATGCTGAATTGCTTGTTAGCCACATCCCTAGTCTTAACTGCCGCTAGTGTGCCATCAGCATCATAAAATGGGTAATAGTGTTTGCCAGTGGCTTGTTTAACACCGTAGGTCAGGCAAGTAGCCGAAGTAATACCACGGTCAGCGATACTAGAATTAGTAGCAGAGTCATAAAATTGGATGTCCTTGTTCATTGGTTTAACTACCTTCATTGTTGTTGTTTCGCCATTGCTTGCGGTGTAGGTTTCGCACTTAAAGCAGTGGGTATGACCATCGTCATAGAGCGCATTGGCATTTGAACTGCCGCAATGCTCACACGGTAGGTGCTTTACGAATTTAGATTGAGTCATTAAACGACTTCCCCATCGCCTATGTCAATTTCCTGCATGATACCGTGACGGTGAATGTCCTCGATTGTCATGTTCTCAATCATGCCCAAGCAATCCATTTTACTATCGCCGTAGGCTGGTACATCATAGGTTACTGTTACTGTAAAAACCATATCGTATTCTTTTCTCATTTTTCATTTCCTTTCATAGTGCTTAATGAGTCAATCAAATCGTCAAATAAAATATTGTGCAACTGGCAATACACTTTAATCTTCTTCAATGCGCTTTTCTGTATCTCGTAAACCGTACTGGTGTGTAACTCCATAATAGCCGCTATCTCAGGCAAACTCATCTCATATTCATCTGAACTAAAACCTGCTTTCATATCATCTCCCATCTACTTGTATAACCCCATGACGAACCCGCCAAGGGTGTGCTGATTCTACATAAAAACATCGTGATACACCATCTTTTACACTAAGCCAACCGTACCAGTAAGAATGACCCTTTTTGTAATCGCCACAAACAGTATGCTCTAGTTCCCATTTAGCGGCTTTGTAGCCACCGTACGCTGAGAGTAGGGCTACCCCTAGCACGACTAAAATAAACAGCTCCCAAGACGTTTTAAAGCGTTTGCAAAGGCATCTATCTTCGCTGGCTTTGGTAGTGTTTTTATCCATAGTGTTTTATCCATTTCAATGTATGTTTCTGCTTCATCACGGGTATAAAACCGCCTTACTAACCCGCCCCATTCGTCCCTTACTTCATAGCGAAGATTAGACATTAGTTACCTCATATAACATTGCATTTACTTTAGCCTGAATCATATCCTCTAAGTCGTTGATTACATTGGCATAACCGTATTCATCGACTAAATCCGCCATATCCGATAAGACAAAATGGTAGTGCGCTTCATCATGTTTGTTCATAAAACCTCCGTTTAGGTAAGACTAAGTATAGACAATTCAAAAGTCCATACATAGACACAAAAATAAAAGACTTGACACAATTTCAAAAACTTCATATAATGCTTTAACAACATAGACTATCGTTGATTGTTTCTTGATGTGATTAAAAACTATTAAAACCTTACAGCCCTGATTCTATATAGCTGTATAGGCGATTGCATCAGCGCTCATTCCAATATTCATCTAGGCTATCATCATCGCTACTATCATCGGTAAAATCATCGATGTTATCCATTAGCGAATCATCAAGGTTTCCCGTATCAGCCTCGCTCATAAGGTCGTTTCTAACTTGAACTGGTATATAGGCATCAACTGTACGTAAACAGGTGCTACACATCTCTAAAAACTGTCTCGTAATCGCATGGCGCATTGTTGATTCATAATCGTCTAATGCTGTATTGCAACATTGGCATCGCATAGTTTATTCCTTAATAAATAGTGTTGTTTAACATCTCATAAAACAAAGCCGGACGTAAGTCTTTGAATTGTTCTAGTTGTTCATCGGTCATAGTTAAACCATTAGTAAATTCACCATAACTATAATATGCATCACAATAGTCCGGATGGTCGGCATGGTCTATACCATCAATAACTAAACTACTTAAATCCACTTTGTCTAAATCAAGCATTTTAAAGCCTTTCTACGCCGTTTTAGGGCATTGGTAATAGGTAGGTATTAACTTTAATCAAAGTCGGCTAAAACAGCCCTCTAAAGCCCTGCTAGATAGTCAAATAACCATAGCAAGGATTGAGTATATATCAGGAAACCAGTTAATACAAGTAAAACAGTGTTTAAGCGCATATCAGTCCTTCATAGTGGATTGTTGGATTGTCATAAGGTCCCGCCATAGGTTATATAGTCCATCATCGGATAATTGCGCCATAAAGTCATAAGTCCGGACCGGTTCACTGCCGGATAAGGTCCGCATCATTGCCGCTATATCGTCCTGCATAAATTGTCGGTCCATATTAAACCCCTAGTAAATTAAAATGCTGCCTCATAAATTCAGTTGTATTGGATTGTTTAGGCGTATTCATACCGTCGGCAATATCACTGCCGCTTATGGTTTTAATCCATCCGCTGCCATACCATCGCCCGTGACTATCATTGTAATCTAGGTCAATTTGATTTTCGCCCCAAATTATAGCGACTGCCTTGCTGCCTTGTGCCATAGCGTTTTTAATACAGGCGTTGATTTGTGCCTTCGATGGTTTACGATTAAAAAATTCGTATTCATCAACCAAATATAATGTACTCATAATTTTTAAGTCCTTTTTAAGTTAACTTACTTTTAACATTGTATCTACTATTAAAAAATCGCCTGTAATGGTACTGAATGGCGTAGCCCTGTCCGTATCTAAACCCTCAAATAGTCTACCCGATTTTAGTAAACCTCCATTGTGTTCGTAACCTAAAGCGGCGGTTACCTCAAAATAACAGTCATAAGTAACCCATCCGACTACAGCACCAAATTTATCGAACAGTGGCGTATGTTTTGAAAAATAATAGCTAGGTTCTTTTATAAAACCGCCATGCGCTAAAACTTGAATGGCTTCTTTTAATTTATATGTTTTCACGTTTTAATTCCCTTTTATGTTAGTGACTCGGCGATAAGATAACCGAACGATAGCGACAATAAACAAAATAAAACAATACTCACGATTCCTGCCAAAAATTTATACATAATTAAACCCCTAGATTAGATTGATAAAACCGGAATAAAACGACCCTTTAAACTGCCATGCACAATAATTGCCGGACTTGCTTTTTTACTGTTAACGCCGCCGTCACAAGCGCCGCATTTATCACACGTTAAGCGCTTTCCTGCCTCTTCGCTTGCTGGGCATATGAATTCACCGGATAGCAGCGCTTCGCTTTCAGTGCGGACCCGGAAAGTCCGGTATCCCTTAGCAATTGCCAGCATTCTATCGTCGGCACTATCCGCCGAAGCCATGCAAAAATTCATAACGTGAGCGGACTTGCCGTTTTTCCATTGATGGGTATAACCGGTACTACCCTTAGCATTTAATAGCAGGGTTTGCCATACCATTGCCGGCACTGCTGCTGGGTCACCGTAAGTACCTAAGCGCACCATTCTACCGGCGGATAACGTCGCCGCCATTGCGATATTATCCGGATAAATACCCCGATTAATGCCGTCGGCGACTGCCCTCGGTCCCTGCCCTAAGTTAACGTAGCAGGACCCACCTAAACCCCGTCGGTGCGTACAATCGCCGCATATAGCAATATCATTAAGCAATTGAGAATTGATAACCGGCGACAATCCATTGTCGACCAAAATATAGGTTTGCACCATGTCACCGGTTTTTACATTGCTGCTATTCGTAATGGCGACTGCCACAATAGGGTCACCGGTTAACAGTGATGGACCCCGATAAATGATAAATCCGCTAGGTTTTTTTGATTGCATGGTATTGCCTCCGATGGTTTTAGGATACTGCTATAAAGGATAATGCCCTAATACACTATTAAAACGTATTAGGACTTACCCCTAGATTATGCTGCTATCAATTCCTCCGATACTGCCGCCGCTGCAGTGGTAGATAACGCCTTAATAAAGTCGGCGCTTTTTTGCGCCAGTGCTGCCGCCTTAAACACTGCCTTATTATCATTTTTTAGGATACGCAACCATGCGGCAATGTATCCGGCATGGCGCAAGTCGCCGTCAATTTGATATTCAGCGCATAAAAATGCTGCCGACAATTCCGCTATCAATTCCTCCGCCGCATATGCTTCATTACCAAATCGTCCGGATAAGTCCCGGTTAAGGCGACTAGCATTACCGGACCAGTGCGCCATCTCATGTAATAAAGTCGCATAATATGCCGCTTCATTAGTAAAGTCGGTTTTATGCGGCATCTGAATAAAATCATCGCTAGGTGAATAAAATGCACGGTCGCCGCCGTGCTTAATTACAGCGCCGCTGTCCGTCGCCAGTGCCTCAAGCGCTGCAATGCTGTTAAAGGGTTTAACCGTTACCACTGGCGGCGTATATCCGTCGATTTGGTCGGCATTAAATACACTGTATGATTTTAGGACGTAATGGTATGCTTTTTCCGTGCCGTCCGCCGCTGTCTTACTGCCGCTTACTGGTGAATAAAATATTATAGTGGTTCCCTTAGTGCCTTTTCTTACTTGCCCACCTAATTCCAACCATTGCTTATATGTTGCCCACTCATTGGATTTGAACCCGTTACCGGCAGCGCTCATTGCTAGAATTAACGTATTGATACCGTTATAACCCTTGCCGCTTACGGCGTTATGGTCGGCGCTGCTGCTGCCATTCCATTGTTTTACCCACGGCGTTGCACCGGCTTCTAATTGCTTAATGATTGAGTCGGTTACTTGTTGATATATTAGTGATGACATTGTGATGGTCCTTTATTTGGATAATGCTGTTATTGACTAAGACCCTATCGCTAGGGTTTCGGGTATTTAACCCTCATCAGTTAGTCTGGATTACATTCGTAATCATATCTAGAAAAATATTCATTGTCGCTAACGCCGTCATGCTCTTCGCTTGTTTCCGTTAATTTCCATTCATGAGTAAAGCCGGCGTTATTAACGTAACGCAATGCCTCCGCCTTGCTATCAAAAGACCCGTAAACGTCGCCATTGCTTAATTCGATATAAAAGTATTGCATGATTTATTTTCCTTTAATTATTTGGTTGATTGTAGTTTTTCGATGGCTTCGAAAGTCGCATCTAAAGCCATGCGGACTTGTGCTAAGGCGTCCCAGTCGCCTTCGGCAAACAATATGCTATCTTCGACTTGCAGCGCCCTGTAAAGGTCTTGCAATTTTGATAATTCGCTCATGGTTTTATTCCCTTATCTACTGTTAATGAATTGTACTACTAAGCCCTAGTCTATTGTTTTTTATACTATCGGTCCAATTGTATTTATTAATAACGGCCTTGTAAACAATAGACAAAAACTATTCATTCAAAATCGCCCGCTAGCCCTTTGTTTATATAGAAAACTGCGTTCGCAAACAGTTAAGGGCTAAGTATCATCTCAGGCTAAAACGGCTCTAAAGCCCTGTATTGCGGTTTAAACGGTATCTAAGGGTAAACCCTAGGTAGTCGATTAAGTTAACGGTTACTTACAATTACATTATATAAAATTGTATATCGTCCTGGCGGTTAGTAAGCACTAACTTATTGCAGACTGTATAGGTTAGTATTCACTAACTAGGTAGCACTGTATTGGTGCATCATCGACCTACATACCCTGTTGCGTAGAAACAACACAGTCTATATTACTTCTAGTTATATGCATCATCATGCAAGTATGTCATCACTAACTTACATGTATGCATATATGCGCAACCATGCAAGTATGTAGACACTAACATCGATACTGTTGTGCCAATACAACACTGTGGTATAGAAACAACGCTGTAAGTTGACATAGGGGGGAGGGGTGTCTATGTTGTGTTAATGTTGCTGTAGGCGCTATAGCATACAAAAAGGTAAAATAGGACTATATTGCACTGCAATGTAAGTCTCTGAAATAAAAGAGTAAAAGAACCAGTATTGACGGTATTGGAAAATGCTCACTCCGTAGGAGGTTAGCGGAGACCTGTATTGCTGTCATAGCCCCG